TGCAGACCTCGCAGGTTTTTGGGATCATGATCCCGATGAAGTTGTTGAGAAAGATGGTAAGCTTATGGCTTTAGGAAGTGCAACTATTTCTCCAGGAATGTCAAACTTAGCAAGAGTAGGTGCAAATTCTATCGCTAGAGGAAAACTTGCTAATCATCTAGGCAAGAGCAGACTTAGCGGTTCAAAACCAATTAGAGACACAACAATCGGAAAAACGTATTATGTAGTTATTGAGATGCCTGCATCATAGGTGAAAGGACATAACATGAAAATCACACGCAGACAACTAAGAAATATTATCAAAGAAGAGCTTCAAAGACTCAGCTTTGCCAAAGACCATGAGTTTGGCATTGATACCATTCCTCATGCAAAGCAAGACAAGGGATTTGAAGATATTATCGGCCATACGTGACTGACACATGTTAAGAGGAAGGGTTCCTCTTTAGATGAAGTTGGACATGTTTTATGGCACTCAATCAACGAAAATGGCGAGATCACTATTTACGACGTAGAGTGGCCTAGTGGCGAGGTAGAAACAAATATTCCCGCATATTTATTAGAAGGGGTCAAAGACTCCAGCATGGTTAATGAAGTTCATGAAGCACATGGTGTGCAAGAAGAGGACCAACCTGAAAAAGAAAGAAAATATAAAAAACGTAAGTACAGCAAATGAAAATTTCTAGAAAAAACTTAAAATTAATTATTGAATCACTTCTTGCTGAGGGTAAACGTGGTAAACATGACAAAACTTACGTTTGCCCTAAATGCGGTCATAAGCACGATTCTAAAAAAGACATAAGAAAACTTTTTAGAAAAAATAAATGTGTTAATTGCGGCACATCTTTTGATGCCCCGGGCTGGAAGCCTGCAAAACCTAAGATTAGCGAACAGGTAACACCAGATAGCTGTCCGATTGCAACACAAAACAAGCGTGTGAACAGGCAAAACAAGCTAAAAGCAGCATCTGACCCACAAATAAAATACGGTCACCCCGATCGCCGACGAATTTTAAGACCGCTTGCTGAGCAAGGTAAGCTTTGCGGAAACTGCGCTGCATTTGATGTCTCTGAGCAGATGCAACAATGTGGCGGGGCAAACGTTGAAGAAACAAGAGGCTATTGCAAAATGCACGATTTTACCTGCGCAGCTCAAAAAACTTGCTTAACTTGGGCACCTGGCGGACCAAAAAGACAATAGTTGAGAGTTAGTTTACATTTGTTGCAAAACAAGACTCTCCAACATATATATTATGGATACTTCTGTCGGAGACGCTTGTGTCAACTTTCGTAGGGACAAATAACCCAACGCCTTTCGGTATTTTTGATTTAGATTCTGATTTTAAAATCGAAGCTGATCAAATGGTTACGTTTGTAAAGAGAAAGCTTGGTGATGACGTTTTAAGTGTAGAGCTTACTAAGAAACAAATATTTGCAAATATGGAAGAGTCTTCTCTTGAGTACAGTTCGATACTCAATCAATATCAAGCAAAGTCACAACTAGTAAACTTTTTAGGCTTCGCTACTGGGAGTGCAACAAATCCACATATCGCGTCTGGGTCTGAAGAAAAGTACATCAGAGAAAATCTAGAGTACTTAAACAGGTTTGCAGAACCGTATGCAATGGAAGCAGGTGTTGGAGGTTCGTACAACTCTGTGTCTGGGTCTATTTCTTTAGAGATGGGTAGACAAGATTATGACATCTACACAGAATTAAAAGACACGGCGGGCAATGCTATATTTGACAATACAAAAGGAAAGATAAAAATAGCAGAAGTGTTTCACTTTAATCCTCAAGCTGCATATAGATTTTTTGATACAACTTCAGCTATCAATTATTTGAACAATGAATTTTCATTTGAATCATTTACACCAGAGACAATTTTTTATGTACTTCCAGTCTTTGAAGATATTTTACGCGCAGGTCAGCTTGATTTATCAAACAGAGTAAGAAGGTCAAATTACTCTTACGAAGTAGTCGGTACTAAAATCAGAATTTTTCCAACACCAACTTCAAATACAAAAAAATTGTGGATGAGAGTGCGTCAATATCCAGATCCAATGTCTCCTTCATATCAAGACTTAACTATTAACGGTGTCTCAAATATGTCCAATTTACCTTTTGGAAATATAGAGTACAAGAAAGTTAATTCCATTGGGAAGCAGTGGATAAGGCAATACACCCTTGCTCTCTGCAAAGAGCAGCTAGGTTTAATTAGATCAAAATTTTCTAATATTCCAATTCCGGGTGGCGAAGTCACACTCGACGGATCAAATCTTGTCACGCAGGGCAGAGAAGATCAGAAAGAATTAAAGACTCAGTTGAAAGAAATGCTTGAGACTATGACTTATGACAAGTTAATAGAAATACAATCAACAAGAGCTGAGCAAATGAATAAACAGTTACGTTATGTTCCAATGCCGCTTGGTAAAGCAATATTCATGGGGTAAGATATGGGAAGATTTTTTATAACACCTAGAGAGATCAACTTCATAAATGACGTTGCAAAAGAGCTAGTGAAAGACGTAATTGGTCAAAAAATATATTACTACCCTATCTCTGAGACTAAATCTAAAGTTCACGACGTATATGAAGAGTCTCCCGATAAAGTGTTTGAGAACCCGATAGAGATCGATTGCTTAGTCAAGTATCAGCCTCAAGAAATTAGAACAAATCGATTCGGATCAGAAGAGTACTACACAGTTGAGGCTTACATACAATCTAGAGATCTTTTAGATAAAGGTATTGAAATACTAGAAGGTGACTTTTTCTCTTACGGCACTACATTTTTTGAAGTAATCAAAGGACCGGCCACTAATGTCATATTTGGACAAATTGAACATAAGCAATACATTACTGTGACTGGAAAGCAATCAAGAAAAGGACAGTTCTTGTCAAAAATTTTTGGACCAACATCAGAAGCATTTACAGATTCAGACGCTGTACAAGATACTTTTGTTCAGCAGCGAGGCTTTAGCAAGAATAGACTTGGCGAGACAGGAGACATTAGGCAGTTACAAGAAAACGGTGTGCTTGATAAGCCTTTAACCGGACCCAAGGAGGTTTCTCCAAAGGGAGATTCAACAGAAGTAGGATCATCTTTCTACGGAGAAGAAGAGGACTAGCATGGGTCATGGAATTAAGGGTGAGAAAGTAATTAAGAGTTTTGATGGTAATAATGCCCCTGAAGATTTTGACATACCTTCTGTAGGAATAGAAGATATTGATAGGGCAATATTCAAGCTTTTTGATTCACAGCTTTCTTTTGAAGTCAAACACAAGGGTTCATTACAAAAAGTCCCTGTCATATTTGCGTCAGGTGAAAGATTTGCGCTAACAAGAAGAAAAAATCCAATTCGAGATAAGGAAAACACGCTTATTCTTCCCTTAATTTCGATAATGAGACAGAATATAGATTTTTCTTATTCTCAGTCAAATAAGAGAACTGCCATTGCCTTTAGAGAACAACAAAATTATGTTGTTAAGTACCGACTAAGCAACAGAGATAGAGAATACCAGAATATTATTAACAAGCTAGGCATCAAAAATCAGTCAAATGTCTCTTCAAAAGAACACCTTTTGTCAACAAGTGACTCGCCTGCTGTAATTAAACCAGAGACAGTTTCGACAAGAAGGACAACTGCTTCAACAAATAGCTTTTCAAGCACAGCAGAATTAGGTCTAAAAGAACAATTAACTAGAAATATTTTTGAAGTCGTTCAAACTCCATATCCAGAATTTGTGGCTGTTACTTATGATATTATTTTTTGGACTCAATACATGAAACAGTCCAACCAAATGATAGAAACTTTAATTTTAAACTTCACAGGTATGAGTTTGTGGCATTTTTTAGTGGACCGTTTTCTAATTCTGGAACTAACTTAGATGAATTTACAGAAAGTGAACGCATCATAAAGCATACTTTCTCTGTGACGATACCTGGATACATAATCAACCCCAAACACCCAGGATTACCAAAAATGCTAAGGAGTTACATTTCTGCTCCTAATTTATCATTTGGTACTTTTGTTGGTGACGCTGAAGTAATTGACTATCAGCCTGAAAGAAAAGCAGACACTGTTAAACGACACGCTCTGCAAGATCTTACAAATATAAAGGAGCATGAACTAGTGAGAGGAGAGTCAAGAGAAGTGATACAAAATACAATAGTAAATCCTTTTTCGAAATCGAGCAAGACAGAATTTTCAAAAGTTAGAACAAGAAATGTCAGAGCAGGCGAAACTGTTGCATCTGCAGAGATACTCAAAGAAGTTGACAAAATTGAGTCCTAATTAAAAGAGATGTTTAGCAATTCGAAATATAGTTATAATGTAATTTTTAGGAGAAATTGATGGCAGAACAAACTTTCAGATCTCCAGGATTTTTTGAGCGCGAGATCGATCTTACTCAAAGAACAACGGAAATTGTCGGGACACCTGCTGGAGTAATTGGCACCGCTCAGAAAGGGCCGGCGTTTGTTCCTGTAACTGTTGGATCTTTTTTAGATTTTGAACTAAAATTTGGCTCGCTCGATCCTGACATGTTTGGGCCCTACGCAGTAAACGAGTGGTTAAAAAATAGAACTGCACTAACATACATAAGAGTCTTGGGCGCTGGTGCAAATGCAAGCACAACTGACATTTCATCGACCCAGACGAAAGGAACAGTTAAGAATGCTGGTTTTAAACTATCAGGTAAGCGGTCCGCGGATGAACATGGCAGCGGAGACGGAGATAAGAGGTTTAACGGCGTTGTCCAATTTTTAGCAGCTGTTCACGATCCTCCTGCAAACGAAGCAGTAGGTTATCCAGTACTGACTGATAACTCCTCAGTTGACTCAACAGGCGATGTTAAGCTTATCAGAGCAATGTTGATGACTCCAACAGGGTCGAGATTTGAAGTAATTGATCACAACGAAACTTACGCAGGCTTATCGGCGACTACTGATGATTTAGCTAAGATTAGCTCATACGATGGGACTGAAGATCAAGGTATGTTTAAGCTTGTCTTGTCTTCTGCAGCTGGGTCAAACTTTGCAACAACTGACGGTGCAGCAGGTGTCAAAGTATTTACTGCTTCACTCGATCCAAACAGCA